GGGTTTCAAGGAAGCCAACTTCGGTGGGTCGAATCTTTCTCGTGGGGATTTTAGAGGGGTCGATCTCAGGGGGGCAGATTTCCGGGGAACGGATCTTAGTGAAGTGGATTTCACTGGGGCGGATCTCAGGGGGGCAAACTTTGATGGGGCGAATCTTGCCGGAGTGAACTTCACTGGCGCCAATATGGAAGGGGTAATTTGGGGTAACTCAACACCCGATGACAACACGATTTGGCCGGATGATGGGTACCCCGGATTCGATCCGGATCCACCGCTTGTCGGGGGTGTTCCACGGGGGCCGAATACCGCGGGCCGTGGTGGTCCCCTTCGGGACAGGAGGGGACGTTTCATTGACAGAGTGTTTGATCCCGACGCCGATTACACATTTGAGGATTTGGCAAAGTGGACCAAGCCGGAATTGGCAGAAGCGGCTAGGTCTTTGGGTGTTGCCTTTGCCGATAAACCCAAAAAAGAATTGATCGAAGATATTTTGGAGAGGCGGCCCGCAAGGGGAGGTCGTGCTCCAGTTGGGGGCCGGGGGACAGCAAACGCTGAGCCGAGTTTGCTTCAGAAATTGGACATGCTTAGGAATCAGTACCGCAATGCTGAAACGATTGGCGATCAAGACGAAATGGATCGCATAGCGGACGAACTGCGAGGACTTGGGAGCCGACCCATTGCTCGTCGTCGGAAAACACGCCCACAGATCGACAGGGGGGATCCGCCTCTTGCAGGAGCAGCGGGTGGCAACCGCCGGGGAGTAGAGCGCACCAGTGTCAATGAGGCCATGGAACGTTATGACTCGTTGGGTCTAGAAGAACTAAATCTAGAGGTGTTTCGGACTCCTCATTCTCCCCAACGTTTACGGGATCTAATGGCCGCACGAGGAGAGTTGTATGCGATTCAAGAGGATCCTACTCTTCCACGGGGTCTGAGGGATCAGGCCCGTGGGGATATCCGTGATTTGACGGCTGCCATCCACCACGAGGAGGCGATGAGGAGGTTGGGAGTTCAAAGAGCGTGGTCTATGCAACATGGGGATAACGCTAATGACCTTTTGGAGAGGGCCATCGCTGCTGTTAAGAGCGGTGACATGAAGGATCTGGATGCGAATTGGGAGGAGGATGTTGAAGATGTTATTGCAGCGTGGACCGGTCCGGGTCCTACACCCTTGTTGGGTGGTGGGTACACCCAAAGTGGTCCAGATGACCGGCCGAATGTTCTCATATCACTGCAAGCCTTTCGGGACAATATTAGTCAATATAAATCGGCTTTGTGGGGTTTTGAAGGTGTAGAGCCTTTGGCGCAGGAGAGGATGCACGCTCTCAGCATCTTCCCCGAAGAGGAGGGTTATGTCGCTGACGAAGATGTGGGAGGGATCATAAGTGAGTTGCAGAGCATAGAAGAAGTGCTAGCGGATATTCCATACCTTTCCCTACACGGTCCGTCCGGTGATGCGCTGCAAGAAAAGCGTGACATATTGATAGGGGAGGTAAGGACGGCTATTCAGGAAGCCCTGCACAGGGAGCGAGATGTTGAACTTGGTCCGCTGGGTGATATTGAGGGATGGACCGGGGACGACCTTGACGGGTCTACGTCTTTGCTTTCGACTGGGATTAGGCCACGGCCTGCTGGGTTGGGGATTGCTGGTGATGTGGTTGATGGATTCGTGCGAGGAAAACGGGTACCGATAGGGCATAAGGGGATGAAGACGAGACATCAGGCGGCTGTACATGTTCGTTCTGGCGGTGACATCTCGGATGTTCCGGATGAATTTCTTACGCACGCGTTACTTACGAATTCTTCCAGACATCCCGGGGAGAGGTTTTTGGAGGTTGCCGGTACCCATGCCCAAGTCTCTATTTTGAGGCAGCGTATTAACCAGTCTCCCGGCGATTCTGGGGAGCCAGATGTATACGGTCAAGAGGGATTTGTCCTCAAGGCGTCTAGCGGTACGCATGAAATTGTCTCACTTGTTGAGTGGGCAGCCGCAGAAGTGCTGCACAATCTTGGTTTCCCCGTGCTTCCGTACAGGATGAGTGGTCCAAATCTTATGGATGCCTCAGGCGTTCCTTCCGACCGTGGTATTACTGTTGTTATGGAGTTTGCGTGGAATGGGCATCCGATCGGGGAGTTGCTTTCACCTGATTATTCGTCTGACGGGTTTGATGTGTCGGACTTCCACCAGTGGGATAGCGGACATGAGGAAGTTGGTGTTGTTGGGTTGGAGGGTCGATTGATGAATTGGTTAGCCAGAATGCTTCTCAATGATATGGATGGTCATAATGGGAACGCAATCTCGGCACATGCCCCTGATGGTACGGCAGGAGTTGTGCCGATTGATTTGGAGGGGGGATTCGATGCTGGAAGTGCGGTATCGACGTATGGATCTGACGATCTTGCAACGAGCCTTGCCCGGATCTTCCATAGCCGTGACATCAGCGGGTGGACCGGATTTTACATGGACCCGAACTGGCGGAGGGACGTATTGGATGCCATTGACGATAATCCAGAGTTGGAGCAACGGTTTGACACGATTATCCGCACGGCTATTGAGCGGTTCAGGATGATGTTGGGTGATCCGAATTGGGTGGAGCGCTTGGCATCGGTAGGACCCTATTCGGATTTACCGAAGGCGCGGTCTTTGGTGGAGTTGCGTGAGATGATAGAGACATACTCTGCCGAGATGTTGCCAAGGTTGGGAAATGTTGACGGTATTGTTGACGCCATTCTTGGTCGTGTAGATGGGGAGGAGATTGTGGATACGGATCCTTCCGTAAAAGAGTTTGATCCATCGTCTGATAAAATGCTGGCGGTAGTGGATTACATCAACACATGTTTAGAAAGTGCAGCGTAATGGCATATAAAGACCATGTTGTAAAAATTAGAAATACATATTTTGTTTCTGATGCTGCGGAACTCTCAGTACATTCTCCAACTAGTGGAAGGTTGGATACTTGGAAAGAGTATTTTAAAGACAAGAACACCAATTGGAGAACTCGTGATTTGAAGACTGATGCACCATTTGCGAGTATGGCAGGATCGTATTCAGAAGTAGTGTTCAAAATCGGTGAGAGGAACAGATACGAAGAAATGCTTAGTGAGGCTGAGGACATGCCGTATTCGTTTAAACTACGAATCACAGAAATACCAGATAAGTTGATGTCACTATAACGGAGGTTGTAATGCGTAAGAAGAATCAGTTTGATCCGAACCATGGACGAGTCGTTAGCGAAGAAGAGCCTGCACCACCCGCTCCGCCGCCTGCTCCCAAGGTTGAAAAGACGACGAAGAAGAAGTAACTGTCATGTCTAAAGACCCGATTAAAGATCAGGCATTGCCGACGAGGAAACAGGCGCTTAAGGTTTCCAAGATGTTGGGCTGTACTGGCGCTCATAAGAAAGAAGGCGGTTGGGGCTTTTGTGAGTCACCGGAAGCGTTGACTCTTTTGATTGAAGAGGGCAGTGCCGCTTACCGGGAAGATCGGGATCAAAGCGGTGAGAAGGCTTTCTGTATAGAGTGCGAAGAGAAGGCTCCGCATTCTTTAGACAAAAAGAATACTTTCAGTACTAGGGAGGAAGCGGAAGCGGTGGCTACCTCTATCGGTTGTACTGGTGCCCATCAAATGGGCATCGGCAGGTGGATGCCGTGTGGCGACCATGAGGAATATGTTGCTATACGAAATTCTCCCGACACAAGACGACTTGTTATTGAAACTCCGACCATGCAACGCAGGAAGCGGATCATCGATCTTCCTCGTACTCGTAATAATAATTGGGAACCTCTAATCAATAGTGGAGTGCGTGGAGTAGAGACTTTGCCGGGCGGCGGTTTGGTTTCAGGAAAGCGTGATTATACAAATGAGCGGCGTGGGGAGTATGCGGACAGGGGAATGGCAATGCCGGACGGCTCATATCCGATTCGTGATGTTGGTGATTTGAAGAATGCTATACAAGCATTTGGTAGGGCGAAAAATAAACCGGCGGCTAAACGGCATATAAAAAAGCGCGCACGGGCTCTTGGCGCAACAGAATTGATTCCAGATGGTTGGAAAGTTTCCTAGACTACTGCTATAGCAGTTGCAGCGAAAATGTAAATTCGTAACCTAAGATTACTTCTGTTCAAATCGGTAATGGTGCTTACCTAAGCCGACACGACATCAAAACCATTCAACTATGTCGAACAGGAGTTACGACTATGGCATTTGACGAGAGTCGGCTGACAGAACTTCAGGGCGCTTTGCGTGAGAAGATGGCAGCCAATAACAATATCGCGGATTCTTTCCGTTCCGAAGATGGTACAATCATCATCGATTCAGAACGTAAGGCGTCTTTCGATACAAACATGGGTGAGATCAAAGAGATTAAGTCTCTGATCGATTCCATGGAAGACATGCAGAGGGTTTCTGACTGGGGTAAAGAGGCTCCGGTTGAGTCTCTTGCTGCGGTTGCTAACGCTGATCAGGCGGGTGTGTTGGCTCAGGTCACCGTTCCCACTGGCGTGAAGAGCCTTGGTGAGGCATTTATTGAGTCGGATGAGTTCCAATCGATGATGAGTCGTGGTTCCGGCACAATGGATAGCCCGTATGGCGTTAAGAACCTTTACGAAGGTGATTACAACGTCAAGGATATGTACTCGGCCCTGCCTAGTGGCACACCGAGTTCATTCGGCACCGTTCAGCGTGATCCCATTATCACACAGCAGCATCGTCGGACCCGAGTTCGGGATCTTTTCCCGGTTCGGCGTACTAATGCTGCTGTCATTGAGTACTTCCGTATGAGCGGGTTCACGAACAACGCAAGCGTTGTTCCTGAGCGTGTTTCGTCTGCTTTCGGTGCGAAGCCGCAGACGACGATGGCATTCACCGGTGTTCAGGCGCCAGTGCGGACCATCGCTCACTGGGAGGCTGCCCACCGCAACGTTCTTGCCGATGAGCCGCAGTTGCGGTCAATCATCGACAACGAACTCCTCTACGGCCTTCGGCTGCATGAGGACTACCAGATCCTATCGGGTGCTGGCACAAGTGAAGACCTTACGGGTATTCTGAACACCTCTGGTATTCAGACATACTCATGGTCTGCTGGTGCAACCTTGCCCGTCAAGGACACTAAGGCTGACGCAGTTCGGCGTGCGGCGACTCTGTCGTTCCTCGCTTACTACGAGCCTTCGGGCATTATTCTTCATCCCAACGATTGGGAAGACATCGAACTGGTCAAGGATTCTAATGGCCAGTACTTGATGGCTGTCTCCATCGTGCAGGGTGCAGAAGCCCGTATGTGGCGGATTCCTGTCGTGGACACCCCGGCGATCACTGAGGGCACTGCTCTCATCGGTTCGTTCGGTCAGGGTGCTCAGTTGTACGACCGTGAGGAAGCCACGATTCGTGTCAGCGAACAGCATTCGGACTTCTTCGTAAGGAACGCTATTGTCGTTCTTGCGGAGCAGCGTCTCGCCCTTGCGGTGAAGCGGCCCGAGTCGTTCGTCAAAGTCACCTTCGACGCCGCTCCTTCCTAAGCCTTAGGTAGCGAGTAGGTCAGTCACTGACTTGACCGATTAAGTAAAAGCCCCCCGGAGCAATCCGGGGGGCTTCTACGTTCTATAGAGATGACTGTGAACAAGGTTGTTCAGGGATAGATATCCAAGTACGACTTCCAAAGTGTTCTATGGATCAAGCACCCTTTGCAAACCGTTGCGGGGTTTTCGATTTTGGCCAAGGTCGCCATGAGTTCGTCGTTGGCTTCAAAGACGACGCCTACGAAGTAACAGTGTTCACAGATGCCTTCGTCTATTTCTGTCCAGACACCTTGATCTATGGCTGCTTCCAATGAGATAGTAACGTGATCCAATTGCAAGAGAAGGATGGGATCGTCTGCCATGAACAGATGTTATCTGATTGGACAGGCTCCAGTGGCACAATCGTCATCCAATAGTTCACTAGTTCCAATGCCGACGAGAACTTTTTCCGATTTGACCACTTTTTTCATGGCTAGGTAAGTCTCGTGAGAGATTTCTTCTAGTGGTGCCTGTTGGAATCCGTGTTCGCTATGCAGCAAGAATGAAACGGATTTCATGGAATGCCAGTTTTCTTTCAAGTATTGACGAACTTCAGTGAGTTCTTCCGGTTGGAGGTAGACGGTGACGGATACGGCGTTGTCGGCCCAATCGTGTTGGAGTCTGCCCTGTAGTTGAAGTTGTTGTATCGCCGTCATGTCAGTAGCGATGACAGTATCTTCTGGGAATTCGCAAGGGAACTCCACGACTTTAGTGCGGTCATCGTTTTCTACCCACTCAACTGTGTAGCCACGGGATTCGCAGTAGGAGAGAAGCGGGTCGTTGGCACCCATGCGGACACGACGAATGTGGTAGCGACTGTATCCGGGGTGAATGCCGGGGGTTACCCCAGCGAGAAGGCTGAGGGTTCCGCTTGGCTTGACTGTTGTCAGCCGAACGGATGGGGGCCATTCCTTGTAGGCGGACCAGTATAGATCGAAGTCACGCAACATTTCATAAGTTGGTGATAGCCAATCTAGTTTCTCTTTTGCCTGTGCAATGCCGGAAACCCCGAGACCGAGGCGCATATTCTTGCTTGTGATTTCGTCTGATTCACGGTCTAGATACGGGAGGGCCGCAACTGCTTTTTGGATCTTGTATAGGAGTTTGGCAAGGTCGATGAGTTCGTCTTGTGATTCGATGTTCGGGAGGAAGATGTCTGCGAGGTTGCATGATTCGCGGTTGGCCAAGCCAATTTCAGCGCAGGGATTGGTTCCTTCGATTGTATTATCTGGGCGAACTTCGTGACTACGTCCAAGTTTCCGTGCGGCTTCCAAATTGAACAGACCGTATGGTTCGCCGTTGCCACGGTATCCATCCCAAAAGGCGTCGGGGAGGGCGGCGGTGTCGGATGTGACAACACTATTGTTCGACATGGCTCTGTGGGGTGGGATGTTTCCAAGATCCCACCGCTTGGCGTTGAGGTAGTCGGTGTCGTATGGATCTCCGAGAGCGATTTCAGCACTTCGTCGGACGTTTCCGGCAACGACTACAGAACCAATAATGTTGCTGATGTCTAGAACTTCGGTGGCCTTGAGGTGACGACCCACCGCTCCGTCTAGAAGCGCGCAGATTTTTGTGATTCCCTCTACCAGAATTCCCGGTCCTGACGCTGTTCCCCCGAAGGTTTTGATGGGGGCACCCGCAGGTCTGATCATTTCCGTGGAGTAAGACAGTTCCGTCGGATCATCTTTGCTACCGAGGTAAGTTTTCATCGCTCGTAAAAGACACTCTGACCAGCCTTCCCGCTTGTCGGGAGCGATGAAGTCGGCGTCTGGTACGTTGTGGTTGCTTACGACGCCCTGTCGAACGATTCCGAGGCGTTGTGGGTGGAGGATGGAGAAACCAACACCACCACCCAGCATGAGACGCTCAAACATCCATGCAAAATCTTCGGGCTTTTTGATGTCCACGAACCAGCAGTTACACAAACTGTCTCCACCGAGCCTGAAATTGTTGAGTGTTCCTAATTGCCAGAGCATGCGCCCGCCGGGTAGACCCTTAAGGTTGAACATGTAGTCGAACAGGCGTTCGGATTCGTCTTTGGTGAGTTCTGCGCCGATGGCGTTTGCACCGTCTACGACTCGCTGGCAGGTCTGCCACCATTCTTCCGTCTGGTTATCTTCGGTGATACGAGCATAAGTACGCTTGTAAACTATGTAGCCTAGTCCGTTAAAACCCCAAGGGGGGGCTTTTGAAGAGTAGGGTGTTAGGAATTCTTGTGATAATGGCATATCGACCTTTAGCCTACTGTGAAGTGTATGAATGGTGACTCACAGTATGACACTAGTGAGGAATACTAAAAGGGTTAAATCAAACCCAATTTTTCTGCTTCTGACCTGCTGATTCGTTTCCCTGCTGGTACTACTAGTACCTTCCCCAAATGGTTAGGGGTAATCCATCGTCTTTGAATAATGTCCTCCTCTACTAGAAACATGTTTTCGTCATTTAAGTCTTCAAAAACGATGTTGTGGTCTTCTGGTGAGCAGTCTCCGGTGGGGTGTCCGCACACTATGCATGGACCAAAATCTAGCGCGACGAATTCCACGCCAGACATTATGGAAGTGTTGGATCGACCTATCATTCACAGACCCTACACCATGAATGTTGAATGTGGCGGGACGCGAAAAGAGAGGGTTGAACCTCTCAGAACAACCCTCTCCAGACGCCCGCCCGGCTGGGACGGGGACGCAGTTGGGGCTATGTCATAGCCGCCCCAGCCGTTACAATTTGTTGGTCAGACGATTTCGACGTACCGTTCATCTGAACCAAGTTCGGTGTAAGCCTGCGTGAACAGTCGCTCGTACTGTTCGGCGTGCAAAGCCTCAAGAGCCTTGTGTGCCTTATAGGTGGCAGTCATCTTGCGACGCTGCCGAATCTTGCGGAGCGCTGCTTTGGCGTCGGTGTCTTCCGTGTTCTGGGTGGAAGACATGATGCGACGCAGGACTTCCTGCTCTTCATTGGTATCCACGAGTAATCCTCCGTTAGTAGTTAGTTACCGTGTGAGAAAAACGATACAGGTGGTGAAAGCGATTGACAACCTCGGACTATGATTTTTTTTGCATTCCTTTGAGTCCGGAGAAGATTGCGAAAAAGACCCAACTCAAGAAGAACAGCCTCGTAGCGTTCCAGTAGCCGATGCCGGGTTCAAAATAGTTAAGGTTTGAGTATGCGTCGTTGATAACGGTGTTGAGGACCATGATGACTAAGCCACCGAAAAAACTGATGACGGCTATTGCTGACATGAGACTCAAGAATTTGCTCGCACCGGCAGAACGCTGGGTGTTCGGAGAATCTCCTTGTGACATCCGACTGATCAATCGATCGAATTCGTTATCAGTGTTCATGATTACCCATTCTGTTGTTTACTATTTGAGAGATGCGAGATTTAGATAGGTCAAACCGTTGTGCAAGTTGAGCAAGGCTGTATCCCTTTTCATGGAGCGTGAGTATGAGTCTGTTGCGACCGATCGATGAACTGTGCATTGAAAAGGATACTACTAGAGCCAGAACATAGAAACAATGCGCTACACTTCTATTGTTTAATCGCCTCAAGGAGATCCCCCGTATGCCGGTTCCTGACGAATCCGATGATCGAGAAGGTGGTACGCGCCGTAGGCGTCGCCCGGGGATAGTCGATCGTGCCGCTCGTGCAGCGGGGCGGGGGCTGGCTCGTATTGGAGAACGCTTACGCGGGAGCCGCCGATAGGGGGTAATCGTGGCACTAGTTACTACTTCTGACCTTAAGAAGTATATGGATATTACCTTTTCCAATACTCAGGAAGAGGCGGCCCAAATGATTGTGGACGGCCTTGAGGCCGATCTGGAGCATTACATCGGGCGACCGGTGACAGCCGCGTCCTTTTCCGAATCACACGTTGCTCCAGCGAATTATAGCGGTTCGTCCCAATACAGTTTTTTCTACGATTACAATCTTGACAGAACAGGTACGGCTGTTGCAGATGTAACGAAGCCGCCATTTGTTTTGTATACACGCAGGTCACCTGTTGTCTCTGTGGCCAGTCTGACCGTACAGGGCCAGAGTGATTCCTCTGCCACGACGCAAACGGTTGGTAGTGATTTTGTGGTGCGAAGATATGGCGTAGATATGTTTTCAGTTCAAGATAATGATATAATTGTGATTAATTATACGGCTGGTTTGGATGCTGCCGCAGATAATACTACGGCGTTGAAATTGATTGTTCTTAGAGCCGCGTCTCGGGAGGTTCAAAACCTTCACGATGATGTGGTCGGGATGAAGGATTTGACGACTAGGAACGTGGCACCTTTAACTACTGGTTTTACTGAGGAAGAAATGAACTCTGTTAAACGGTGGCGTCGCGTCAGGGTTGCCTAGCATGACGCGGATTGTTCGTATTTCATATAAAGTCAAGGGCATAAAAAAAACACAAGCATCTTTTGCCGGAATGACGCGGCGTTCTCAAAGTTTTGCTCACTCGTATCGTTGGGCGCGTAGGGAACTCCAGCAGTGGAATGCAGCCAACTTTGCTACTGGGGGTGCTGCTTCTGGGAATAAATGGAATGCGTTGGATACGGAGTATCACTCATGGAAGATTGCGCACCACGGACCGTTGCCGACGATGGTTAGAACGGGTGACCTGTATAGGGATCTGGTGACCCTTCGTGGTCGTGGGAATCATATAGGCCATAAGGATGCATCATTTGGAACTGATATCGAATACGCGAAGTTCCATCAAACTGGTACTAAGTTTATGCCGAAGCGTAAGATTGTGTTTACCCCCAACCGGTTTGCTGAGAAGTTGGGTGAAAGAATAGTAGACTACATTGTTTATGGTAGGCCCGGTACTAGGGCGTATAAGAGGTTGAAAGGTCAACTTCACTTTGGACGGGATAGGTAGGTCATGGTCGCCCAGATGGAAGGTCCGGCAGCGGCCAAGAAGTATGTGAGCGATTATCTTGCGGCGGACATACCGACACGACTAATGAATTATCGCAACACGTTGCTGGTTGATGATTCGATTTTGCCGAATCCGGTCAAGTATTTGACTTACGAACCGTTTGTTCTGGAGAACTGGCCAACGATTATCACGCTCGTTGAGAGTACTCGTAATATGGAACGAGTTGATTACACGGCTAATCATGATCCAATTTATGATGTGACTTACGGGATGCGAACTTATGCGTGGGTGCGTGCCGTCGGTCCGGATGTTGTCACGCTAGCGCGGGACCATATGACAACAGTGGTTCGGGAATCATTATTGGACGGACCAGCGTTACGTTTGTCGGGAACCTCACCTATAAATCCTGTTGGAGTAAATGCCGAGTGCAAGATTGATGAGGGGAGTATCACAGAAGACTTTTCTGATCTGACAACTCTCAAAGGCGAGAGGTTTCTGGCTGCGTCGTACCTGTCCTACGAATTGAATCTGTATGAAACGGTTGTTCGGGCCAATTCGGGGACAATGCTTACGAGTGTTGTCAATGAGTCTTTGATGGAAAAGGTTCCTAACGCCCCAACTTTCCTTCAGGTTTCGGGAGGGAACGCTCAGGTTTCTTTGACATGGCGTGCTTCGACTTATGACGGTGGTGGGCTAAATATTATTAGTGGATACGTCATTCAAGGTTCGACTGATTCTGGTACAACTTGGGTAACCGTTATTGCAGACACTACGTCCACAACTCCTTATTATGTTGTGCCCTCTTTGGCTAATGGAACCTCTTACCAGTTCAGAGTTGCCGCTTTGAATGCAGATGGTACTGGCGCTTATTCATCTGCTTCGCAAAAGGTTATACCTTCAGCCTAGGGACAGGTTGCGTCTGCTATATTCATATGGCCAACTCATACATGCAGCGAAACGACGCAGATGGCATGTAAGATTTCCAGAGTAGTTCGTTCCATAAGAGTCTATTGGAGGCTGAGGGATGCCGGGAATTGTAGTCACAACAGATGTACGGTCTGGTCCGGTTCCCTCCGGTGAAGTCGTTTCGGGTCAGGCGTTTCTGGTCGGAACCACTGAACGGGGGGCTGCGGCAGAACCGAAGTTAGTAAGGAACTTGACGGAATACAAAAAGTATTTCGGAAGTTATGTGTCTGGGAACCTTTCTTCTTATGCCCAGACCTTCTTTGAAGAAGGCGGAAGTCGCCTGTACATTCAGCGTACTGTCGCTGATGACGCCGTAGCAGGTTCAAAGGCTTTTGTGGACACCAACGGTTCTACCGTTGCGACGTTCACCGCTGCTGATGTTGGCGCTTGGGCTGCGAATCTGGATATTCAGATCGTTGCCGGTAACGTCAGTGGTATCCGGGTCAGGGTATACCTTGACGATGTTCTCATGTTGGAAACCGCCGATGTGACCACACTTGATTCCATGGTAAACGCTGTCAATCTCGGAGTGCCGCACCTTGTGACCGCTGCCAAGGAAACCAGCATGACGCTGATCCCCGTGGCAACCGCCATAACCGCTTTGACCAGTGGTGCAAACGGAACGCTTGTTGCCGATGGAACTGCGGCTGACAATTATATTGAGGCTCTCGCCAAGGCCGGTAAGGATCTTGGCCCCGGTGCAGTTGCGATACCCGGTATTGCCACAGCGTCGGCTTATTGGCACGCTCTGATCGATCACGCTAAAGCCAATGATCGGATTGCGCTTTGTGCGTTTGCTTCTGGTGCGACGGACACTGGAGCGAAGACGGCGATTAGTGGTGCCTCACCAGCGATCTATACGGATACTGACGCTCATTATGCGGGCTTCTACTATCCGTGGGTGAAGATTCCAGATCCGGCCAATGCCGGGCTAACCATTTCAACTGATCCGACTGCGTATGTGGCGGGTGCCCGTGCTCGTGCTGTGAAGGCAGCGAAGGGTCCGTGGCGAGTTGGCGCAGGTGTTATTTCTCAGTCTAAGTTTGTAACGGCTCTCTCCATGCCCTCTACGGTGACGATGGATAAGGCGACTGGTGATGAGTTGGACAATGCCCGGATCAATGCTTTGCGATTGATTAATGGCAGGGTCAGGGTTTACGGGGCACGGTCTGCTTCCAGCGATGAGAACAACTGGCGCTTTATTACTCATCGGGACACGATGAACCATATTGTCAACAAGTGTGAGAAGTCGCTTGAAAAGCATGTGTTCCAGACGATTGACGGTCGTGGTTCGTTGTTCGCATCCATTGAGTCTTCGTTGTTGGCGGTTATTGATCCGATTCGTATAGCGGGCGGCGTGTATGAGGGTTACGACATTGCTGGTGCAAAAATCGATAATGGTTATTCGATTGTAGTGAATTCCACCAATAACCCAACATCCAATCTTGCTACTGGTCTGGTTACTGCTGATGTTGCAGTTCGTGTATCAGCGGTTGGTGATAAGATCACAGTTAACATCACTAAGTCCAACATGACTGCTGGCGTTCTTTAATAGGGAGTAGAACATGGCTAAAGTATCACAGAGACAAATCGTGGCTTCGATTGATCCTTCGGATGAAACTGCCCTTCCGGTTTTTTCCCCGGGGGATAATGCTGATGGCACTGCGTATTTTGCGCAGGCTACTGGTGGCGAGATCACGGCTGCTGTCGAAAAGGTTTACGACGGCGGGCAGAGGTTCCCTGAGGTTCTGTGTGCCACGGCGGATGTCGGTGATATTACTTTGACTCGTCATTATGACAAGGATCGCGACTCGGCGTTTCTGGCCACGATTCGTCATCATGTTGGTAATATTTTTTATACCATTACGTTCAGTGAATTGAACTGTGACCTTGCGGACCTGAGCAATATGCGGCAGTACAACAATGCTTTGTTGGTGGGATTGACGGAACCGGACAGCGATGCTTCTTCTGGCGCTCCGGCGTCGTACAGCCTGACGTTCTCCGTTGGACCGATCGTGGCTCTGTCTGCTCCGGGAACCTGAGACTAAACGTCCTACATAATTTAATTATCCTAAAACTTGACCCGCCCCTAGGAGGGGTGTACTATTAAACCTATGGTAGATAAAAAGATCACTTATGGTGTGGCCGATTCCTTTAACGATGGTTCGGTTGAAGAAGTTCTCATTGATGCAAAGTTGGATCCGCTAGGCGCGGCGACCGATAAGTCATCGATTCTGGATCAGTTGCGGATGGAGATTTCCAAGAAGGTCGAAAGACCCATAATTGAAATCCCAGTTCCGGAGCGTGAAGGGGTAGTTGTTAAATATTCTCCGAATATTACGCAAAACCAGTTGAAGGCGTGGCGTCGCAATTCGGGGGAAACCAGCAAGGATGGATTCGACAGTATTCGTTTCGCTTGTTATGTCGTTGGTACATGTTGTCGTGGATTCTTGATTAACGAGAAAGAGGTTATGGCTCCGAACGGTCAGCCGTACACTTTCGCTTCTGATGAGATCTTGGAGATGACCGGCGACACTCGTCCCATCCCTGATGGGATTCGGAACTTCTTTGGTATTGACCCGCATTTGGAAGCCACGGCTTTGAAAATCATGGACATGGCTGGATACGGGGAGGATGTAGAGGAAGCGGTAAACCCTACGAGTCTATCGTAGATGAGTATTCTGATCATTTTATAATCCAAGGTGCTGCTCGTTTAGGAGAAGTTTGGGGAACTGATCCTTTACAACTTATGGATTGTAGTGCAGAGGACTGGGCCATAAGAATGGCTTGTGCTAGAGTTATTGCTGACGATCGTGACCGTCACAAGAAAGAGGCAGAAGCGGCGCGTCGAAAGAGATAAAATAACAAGTTACTAAAAGGTTTATCTTATGAAGAATGAGACAGTCCGAGTAAGTATCCAAGGGGATTCGACTGATCTTCAGACGGCATTGGCTAGTGGTGCTCTTAGCCTTCAGGCTTTCCAAAAAATTGCAGGTCAAACAAACAAACTGTTGATGACCCAGCGGGACACGCTGGATTTCGCTCTTGGTAGGGCAATAGGTAGGGTTGGCGCCCGTCTCGGTGATTTCGGTAGGAAACTCCTCAGGATGAACCTGAAGGGGTTCGGTATCGAACTTGCTGCGGTCACTGCGACTTTGTTGTTGATGAAAGCATCTTTAGCAACTGGCCGTTTCATCATGAATGCGTGGAGTTCTACGGTTAGTTTTATGACGGCTAGCGTCGCTGGATTGACCGCCAGTATGATCACACTTGTCAGTGTGTTGGCTGCGGCCAATCAAGAATTTGCCCAGATGGTTATGACTCCACATTTTGGCAACAACATGGTTCAAACTGTTGCTCCAATGAGACAAGCGATGACATCGCCGTCAGTGCAGATGATGGGCATAACCAATAACGCTGCGGTAATGAATACATTGGGAAGGAATGCCGCTACGCAGGGGCAAATGGGTCAGATTATGCCCGCCTTGGCACGGCTCGCCAACGGAGATCCAAGGGCTTATCTGGCCATGGCGAAGACTCTGGGCCAGAGTGTGACTCAAGGATCTTCTCAGTCTTTCAGCGAAACTCTGGGAGCACAGGGAAGCATCTATACGGGGGTAGCACAAAAGGCTGCTGGTACACCCACCGTTGATCTTATTTCCTCACTGCTGTCAGGACAGTTGACTCCGGCGGAATTGAAAACCCGGGGAAACCAGTTGGAAAACACCTTGATGGGTGTCGTCAAGGGAATGGTTACACGCTTTTATCAAATCTTTGCTGAGATAGGTGCTCCATTCTTGGACCCGCTTAAAGACGCGTTTATTGAGATAGAAAAAATGTTCAGGACCGCTCTGCGTCAGATGTCTTCGGTTATAACTAAGGTCGGATTGGAGGACATGGTCCCCGGCTTGGTCAATCAGACGCAGCGGTTCTTGGACTGGATAGTCAAGATTGTTGTTGAAGATCTCCCACGGGTGAAGCAAGTGTTCCACGACATTATGGAATGGTGGAGGGATTTCACAGCGGGTGCTACACGGTTCTTCGGAATGTTGGGCGACAAGATGCATGCCTTTGAGGGGGCTGCTGGTACTACTTGGGAGATGGTCAAGAACGTTTTCGGAGAAGTTTGGAATACTGCTAAAGACCGAATCAAATTTTGGCGTGATCTCATTGATCAGAACGCTGCCGCATTCATAGGGTTCGGAGAGGATATGGGGGGAATGATTGGTGGCTTCATTGAGATGGTCACCAGATTTGCCGGTCCGTTCTTTGAGAGCATCGATAAATGGTCGGAGTTTTTCCGGTTCCTCAAAGATGATGTTTTTCCAAAGTTGGGCGATTTCGCTGAAGAGTTCTCCAATGCGTTTTCTAGGGCTATACCGTATGTTATGACGATTGTCAACGCGTTGCTGCCTTTGGTCACAGCGTTGACTACTGTTGTAACTGTGCTAAATGGTTTGGGTGGGCTCGGTTCTATGGCGGTTCTTGCAGGTGGATTCTTGGGGATGACCGGCATGGGTCGCGGTATGACTGGGGCGTTTGCTCAAGGTGTGAGACAGAATCGATTCAATGACCAGTATGCGATATCCAGTACTTTGGGACAGAAACTTAATCCCCGGTATATGCGATCTCAGGCGACCGGGTCGCTAAACGCGCAGCGACAACTCAGCATGGCTGGCTTACTGGGCATGCAACAGAACGGTACCGATCCTTGGACTCCGGTGAATCCGGGCGGCAAACAGGCCAGTGGTCGTTGGTTCGGAAATAGGTATATATCCGGTGGCGCGATGGGTTTGGCGGTACCGTTGTTGGCGTCGCTTGCCATGTCGTTAGACGACGACAATCAGGTTCTTCAGGGTATTGCGGGAGCGTCTCCTGCTGCGATGCTGGCGATGATCCCGAAGTGGGGCGTGCAAGCGGCAGGCGTCACGGGTGGAGCGATGTTGATGAAGTCGGGGTTGCAGCAGCGCGGGGCAGGTGCATCCGCATTGTCTACTGGGCTTGGTGCCGCCACTATAGGTGCAACCATTGGCGCTACCGCAGGTGCACACATCGGCCTGACATTGGCTCCTATAACTGGGGGGGCTTCTATGATGCTGGTTCCTGTGATGGCTGCCGCCGGAGGCATCGCCGCGGGCATCGGCGGGGCGGCTGTTGGTTTCTGGCGTGGCGGTATAAATCAGAAGAACTATGAAAAGAAGGGCGAGATAGCGGCATGGGATCGCCTTCAGCAGAATCGGGCCAGTGTCTTCGGAGCGACAAG